GGCACATCGAGGTCGTAGAGGTCCTCGGGCTTGAGCTTGAGCGTCTCCGCCAGCTCCGCCAGATTTTTGGGCTTGCCTTGGGTTTGCTTCTCAGCGGGCAGGCCTGCGGGCGCCGTCTCCGACGCGCTGCCGTTGCCTTGCGGCTTCGGCTGCTCCTCGAACAGCTCGGCGAATTGCCGAAGCTCAGACGGTGGCGCCTGCGTCTCCGCTGGTGCTGCCGTCGGGGTCGCCGTCTCCGGCGAGGATTGCGGCGAGTTGGGACTCGATGAATTCACGTAGTTCCTCGATCGCCTTCAGCTCGTTCCAAACGCGTTCGCGTTCGTAGAGCGTGGAATAGGCGTTACGCCATTTCTCGATGCAGTCGCTCTCGCGGTCATTGAGAATCTCCGCTAGCAGCGGGTTCGACTTCAGTGCTTGTGCGTGGCGCTTGCGATCCGTTGCCATTGGTTTTCGCTTTGCCTTGAGCCTTGGCCTTGAGCAGTTCCGCCGTGGCGCTGCCCGCGATCTTGGCCTCTTCGACTTCGGCTGACAACACGGCATCGTAATATTTGAACTGCAACTCGGCATCGGTCTTGTACTTCTCGAACGCGGTGCGCAGTTGCTCCAGGCCTAGCGCCTGGCTCATGAGTTGCTGTTGCTGCCCGCGCGCCTGCGCGGCTTGCAGGTTCTTCGCCTGCATTGCCTGGCGCGACTCGGCGCTTTCGGGGTCGACGAGGTATTGCTCGGGATTGCGGATGTCGGAAACGCGCGCCCAGTCGGTGAGCGTGCGATAGAAACCGGGGAGATTCACCAGCACGCCTTCCATGCCGTACTGTGCGAGCTGTGCTTGCTGTTGCAGCATCACCATCAGCGAGCCCGCCTTGCGGGCGCGCTCACCCGCGCTCATGCCGACCCGCACCGTCACGCACTGGCGCAACGGCCACTGAGCGGGAATCGGCGAAAACCATTTGCCGTTGCGCTTGATCGGCACGGGCTCGGAGTACCAATCGCGCAGCATCTGATGCGCGAGCAGGAAGGTCGAACGGATCAGGGTCGCGGCGATGAAGCGCGTCTGCATGGCGCAGAGTTGCTCCACGACCGAATAGGCGCGGTCGAGTCCCTGGCTACCCATGCGATCGCCGCCAATTTGCATAGTCGCGGTTTGCAGGTCGAGCGCCGCACCGCCCATTTCCGAGCGCACCGACTTCTGAAACTCGATGTTCGCGAGGATGTTCGCCGAGGTGTCCGGCACCGCGAACGGCATCACCGCGGCGCGGATGTCGGCGACGTTCGCCTTTACGCGAATACCGCCGTTCGGGCGCCCGTCGGAAATGTCGTCAACGTTTACCTTGCCGTCGAGGTAGGCGAGGCGGTTTTTGGTCGTGGTGTTGACGTTGTCCATCAGGGCGCGTTGCAGCCCCGTGTTGGTGTCCTGCACCTGTTTCAATTTGTCATAGAGCGAAATGCCGGTAAAACGGTGCGGCGCGAGGAGCGCGGCGCCCGCCGCATAGGGCACCACATTCGTCGGCTCGTCCTTGAGGAGCGTGTTACCCGAAAGACACACGCGGTGCCGCTCGGCGATGCCGTCCTCATCGGCATCAATCAGCGCGTAACACTCGAACCATTCAATTGCATCCTGGCTCGGGTCCGAGCCCTGCGCGGGCGGAGTTTGCAGCGAGCGCGGATTGCGCGCAGCGGCGTCGGGCTTGGTGTTGCTGCCGAACTTGCTGAGTTCCTCGACCTTGGATTTAGCGAAGCCTAGTTCGATCAAGTCCGAGCGCCGGTCGACGTGGCGCTCAGCGCAAAAGGGAATCATCTGCAGTTCGAGTGAATCCCAGTCGGCGACGTACAGGAAATTTTCCAGCGGCAGCGCCTCGCAGCGAAAACGCTTTTTCACCGAAGTGATGCGCATGCGCAGCTCGCCCGCCTCGGGGTCGTACTTGAGGACCTTGACCTCGGTCCCTGGAATCGTGAGCAGCGTCGGGAGCGCGTCCTCGGTGACACCGCGCAGCGTGCGCGTGGTCGAGTCGCGCCGCTCCTCGACCCACACTTTCATGATGCCGTTACGCAAGAGCAGCGCGTCCTTGATCGCCTGCGCGAGTTCGAGGAAGCCGTTCGCTTTCGACATCACGAAGTATTGGACCGCATCGCTTTCGAGCTCCGCCTGGTCCTCGTCCTCGGGTCCGAGCGGGTCGAACTCGGCGATGTGCTCGGACGAGAAGGCGTCGAGCATCTGCGCGAGCGAGGCCTCGACCATGGCCGAGAGATCGCCGGAAATCACCGCCGAACGGCCCGGCACTTCATCGCCGCGGGCGCGTTGAAAGTAGTAATCGAGCGCGCGTTTACGATCGGTCGCGATCGCATCGCCCTCGAAGCCCGCGCACAAGGCGAGCGAATGCTTGACCGCGGTGAGGAGTTCGTCCTGGGTCATTTACGCTTGGCCGATTTCTTTTTCGCGGCCTTGCGTGCTTTCGGTTTCGGTGCGGCGGGCTCCTCGTCCTCGTCCTCGTCCTCGGGCGTGTCCTCTTCGGGAACTTCGGCGGGACTCTCTGCCGTGATGAGTCGACCGCGGTGCAGTCGATTGCGATTGGATTCGCTCATACGATCGCCCTGTCAGAGTTGCGATAGTCCGGTGCGGGCCCCCATTTTGTTTTCGTGGTCTCGCCTACTGCGCAGGCGAGCGCATAGTAGCGGAGCGCGTCCATGTAATGCGACTCCCAGGAGTGAACCGGGGTACGCGAGTAGACGCCGTGCTTGGTCGAGGCGGCGCGATAGCCGCCGATCGCTTCGAGGAAGCGCGCATTATTTCCCGCAGGCGACCAGGCGCGCACCGCGTTGTCGATCCACAGCGAGGGAAACAATTCGCGCACGACCTCGATGCCCTTGGTCGTGTCGGCGCGCTCGACGATCGACACCTCGGTGCCGAACTTCTCGAACATTTCGATCACCAGGCCTTGCATCGTGCGCGAGGCGGTGTCGTGCGGGAGCAAGTGCTTCTCGATCGACCAGGGAAAGGCCTGCGTCAGATCGGCGAGCGCATCCTCGAACTTGGTGAACTGGTAAGCGCGCGAGCCGATGAGGTTGTGCGCGGTGCCGTTGCGCTGAAACATGAGCACGACCAGCTCGTCGGAAAAGCCCAAGTCCCAAGCCGCGAATACCGGGCGCGCCGGGTCGTACTCGATCGGCCGCGCGCGGTTCTGTTGCTTGAGCAGGTCCAGCTCCTTCGCGTAGTAGGTGCCCGAGTAGATCGAGTGCCAGTCGCAATAGAACTCGCGGCGCACGTCAACATCGGTCAAGCCGTCCTCGATGCGCGCGGCTTCCATGTCGGCGGCGGTGAGGATGCCGGTATCCTCAACGGTCAGATATTCGACGTGCCAAACCTCGGGATTGCCGCGCGCGATCTTGTAAAGCTCGTGCAGGTGATTCGGACCGTTCGGCGTCGAAATGAACGCCGCCCAGCCGTCGTTTTCGCGCAAGATCGGCGCAACGATCGAAGTCCACGACTCGGGATCAGCGAAGGCGTATTCGGAGAACACGACGCCGAGCGGGTTGCCGCCGCGCAGCGCGTTGTAGTTGTCCGAGCCCAAGCACTTCCAGAGTGAGCCGTTCGCGAACTCAACCTCCATCGTGTGTTCGCGAGTCTTGCGGCGCAGCGCATGCGGGAACGCCTGGTCGACGAAGCGCCGCCCACTGTCGGTGTCCATGCCGAGCCACACGCCGCCGCGGTTGGCGCGCTCGGTCGGAAACACGTGCCAGTAGAGTCCGACGCGTTCCTGACTCGCGATCGCGGCGAGGTTGAGCCCGAGTTGATCCTTGCCCGCGCGCCGATGCGCCACCAGCATGAAACGCTTCTTGCCTGCGCGAAACGCATCGAGAACGCGCCCTTGCCAGGGTCGCGGCGTCCAGGCGTGCGGCAATTTCACCGTGCGCCGTTTCGGGTGCGACTTGCGGCCTGGTCGGCGGGCGTGATGCGCGCGCTTTTCAATCTCGATCGGGTCTGCGTGCCTCATTGTTGCAGCCGTGCGCGGACAATCCGCCGAAAACTGCCGTCGTTGTTCACTGCGGTGAGCCTAAAAGGCCTCCAGAATGCACACACACGACGAGACG